TCTTCAATCGCTGGATAGCGATGAAGAAGTCGTATTGTACAGCGACGACAACGAAGAACATGTTGTTGCCACAGGGTGCTGAAAAGGAGGGAATGAAAAAATGAAAATTTCTCAATCAGAATTGACATTTTACATGACAAGAATTTTTATGGCTGATTTTTTCAAAGCATATGAAACGCGTGATTCCGCTATTAAATTCCTAACGAATTTAGGATATGATGTTAAGATTGAACGTGACGATCAAGGGAATATTGTTGATGTTGTAGTCGAAGAACATGTCGCTTTTGGAATGGAGTTGAATAACCATGATTGAAAATTTAGTGGAGGTTGTATGTAAAATTTTAGCTTTAAAATTGCAAATTATGATAAGTTGTTTTGCAATCGTGTTGGGTTTTGTTATAGTGGTTTTAGTTGGTTGTTTAGTTTGGTGGATTCTTGACGAGATGGGGAAAAGGAGGTAAACATGATAACTATACTTGCCGCGCTATCTGCTTTTGAATTTGGTTTTATTGCAGGTGTACTTGTTGTGGTTTATTTGTTGGAATGATAGGGAGGCGGTTTTATGACAATTAGCAAATCATTAGCGAAATTCATTTTTGACGCATACTGCGGCGATATGATCTTGGAAAATGGCGTATGCGTGGGCTTCGACTTTACGCTGACAGAAGAAAATGAATATCTGAACTATATCATTGCTGTTCAGCGGCAGAAGAAAAAGCAGGGCTTTATGAGCATGAAGCGATATTATGGTTTTGTGTATTATCGCGTGGATTGTCCGACAGAATGGTTTAAGGGAAGTGGGTGTTGGAAATGATAGAATATTTCAAGACATGGGAGAAAGTGCAAGAGGAAGAAGAAAAAGAAGGCCGTCATGTTCGTTTTCTTGTATTTGACACACGTTTCAAAGGTTTTCGTGACGCCGACGCAAGGGATTTGCGAAATAATCCCACAGTAAAGCAATCTGAAATTTACCGCACTACGACGAAAGCGATAGCATTTTTGCACGTGAAAAGTCCAACATATTACTATCATTATAAGGAAAAATAGTATTGCATATAACACAATTTTGTGTTATAATTATAGAAAAGCATGGTAAGGCTATACAACCAGAAAGGAACGAAAAAATGGAAAAAATCACTCGAAAGATTACGAACACAATTATCAACGTCGGTTTTCTGAAAAGAGGTGAAAATGGCGAACTGACGGTTGAACCGAAACAGCCGATTGAAGTTATCGGTCGAAAAGTCGGAAAAGACGCGGCGGCGCGTTATGTGCTGAAAGAATATCGATCTTCCGATTACATTGTTACCGGGGTACAGCATTCTGAAAAAGAGTACAAAGTCAGTCTTGAAAACTTTATCAAGGCATGCGAACAGGAGGGTTAAAATATGAATAACCAGCTTATGAACGTCGAAGAGCAGGGCAACCAGAAACCCGTATATTGCTCGATCATGGCCGAAACGTTTGAGGACAAAGCAAAGATTTTCAATGCGATGTCCTCTCCCGATGAACGTTTGAGAAATCACATTAACGAAATCATCAAGATTCGTGATGTGTACTGCGAAATCGTGGAATGCACGAATAAGGACACAGGTGAAACGAGCGAAGCGCCGCGCGTTGTCCTGATTGACACCGAGGGTAAGAGCTATCAGTGCGTGAGCACAGGTATCTTTAACAGCCTGAAACGGTTGTTTACTGTGTTTGGTATGCCCACGTGGGAGAAGGGCGTGCCGTGTAAGGTTAAACAGGTCAGTAACGGAGAGCGGCAGATTTTGACGCTTATTGTGGCGAATAAGTAAAGGGAGGTGAACAGGGGTAACGAATACGTTACCCCTGTTTTGTTTATGGCAAAATTAAAGAGAAGTCAACGCGAATCATACAAAAAGACGTTGGCAAACGCTCGATATTTAAAGAACGAAGCGAAAGCGATATATAAGAACAAATTGTTATATGATGTTTATATTCCGACGTTGAAACAGCTTGATAAAATGGCGTATGCAGATGTGAAGAACATTATGCGCGATTTGCGCAACCTGACGCGGCCTAGCGATCTTGTGAAGAAATCGCATACAGGCGGCGCGGCTTATAGCGTGTTTGAAGAAAAGAAAATAAGGCGACAGCACAAACAGGCAGAAGAAAGACGCGCAGAGCGCAGGGCATTATTACCGGAGGAACAAATACCTGGTTTAATGGGAAGCGAAATTGAAACGCAAACACGTCCGATTAAATTGAATATAGAAAATGTAGGACAAAAAGAGTTTGAAAGAATCGCAAAAAGACTTGAGGCAGAAACGAGTGAAGAAGAAAAGCAAAGAAAGAGCGAGACATATTATAGCAATTATATGGCCGGAATTTATAATTTGTTTGGAGAAATGGCTGATTTAGATGAAATTTATTTAAAACTTGGACAAATTCCGTATGAATCCTTTGATATGATAACAGGAATGTACGAGTATTTGGCAATGGATTTTTGGTACAGCGATCCTAGTACATTACAAGAACGTTATAATAGCTTTATGGAGGATTTAGACCGAGCGGTTGAACATGTAACAGGCAAGGGGTGATAATATGGTATTCTCAGCCGATTTTGAGACGACGACAACGCCTGACGATTGCCGCGTATGGGCGTGGGGTGTTTGTGAAGTCTCAAAAAATCCGTGTGAGTACCATATGGGAAACGATATTAACGGCTTCATGGCATGGTGTTTTAAGCAAAAGAATCCGTGTTTATACTTCCATAACGCAAAATTTGATACAGATTTTATTATTAACTGGCTGTTCCGGAATGGTTTTGAATGGGTAGAATCGACGAAAGGAATGCTTGACGGACAGTTTACAACGCTTATATCTGATGATAGGAAATTTTACACAATGCACATTTGCAGTGAAATTGTGCCGAAAAGAAACATCATTGAAATACGCGACAGCCAAAAACTATTAAACATGAGCGTTGCGAAAATTGCCAAAACATTTAAGTTACCGGACAGCAAACTAGAAATAGATTATAATGAAATCCGAGAAATTGGACATGAATTGACCAGCGAAGAAAAGGAATATTTGAAAGCAGATATAACCATCGTATCAAAAGCATTGGCAGATTTGTTTGAGAGTGGGACAACCCGTTTAACAATAGGAAGTAACGCTTTGAACAAATATTATGAAATGGTTGGAGGTAGAAAGCAATTCCGGAAGATTTTTCCGAAGCTTGACGTTATTGTTGATAAAGATATTCGTGCCGCGTATAAGGGAGGCTTTACATATTTAAACCCTATCTATAAGGAAGTTGATATAGGCGAAGGCTTGGTCTTTGATGTAAATAGCCTTTATCCGTGGGCGATGCACAGCCCGAATGTGTTGCCGTATGGCAGACCAGTATTTTTTAGCGGTCAATATCAAGAGGATAAAATGCACCCTCTTTATATCCAACGTTTGCGATGTCAGTTTGAGCTAAAGCCAAATAAAATACCGATGGTACAGCTAAAGCATAATCTATCATTTGTGCCAACAGAATATCTTAAAAGCAGTAAAAACCAGATTATAACACTCACGCTGACAAACATTGATTTACAGTTATTTTTGGAAAACTATGACGTGTATGAAATGGAGTATGTAAACGGATGGAAGTTTAAAGGCGCAAGTGGAATGTTTGATCAGTATATTGATTATTGGACAGATATAAAGATACAGGCCACAAAGGACAAAAACGCAGGATTAAGGGCAATCGCGAAGCTATATCTGAATTCACTTTACGGTAAATTTGCAACGTCGCCATATGTGCGAAGCGCTATCCCATATTTGGGAGAAGATGGTGTTGTGCATTACCATAAAACAGAGTACGAAGAGCGCGATTCGATCTATGTGCCCGTCGGCGCGTTTATTACAGCTATTGCGCGAAATAAAACAATCCGTTCTGCTCAAAGCGTATTTGATAGATATTTGTACAGTGATACAGACTCCATCCACATTAAAGGTACAGATATTCCCGATTGTCTGGAAGTAGATGATTATAGGTTAGGCGCTTGGAAGTGCGAAAGCAAGTTTGAACGTGCGCGTTTTATCCGTCAGAAGTGTTATATTGAAGATGAAATTATAACCGAAGAAGAATACAATTCCAAAATGCTTGAATTCCCCTATCTTTGTAGAAAAACAGAGAATGGATATCGGTTTATGAAAGTTACCGTGGCAGGCTTGCCTGCTGGCGGTTATAAATATGTGACGTGGGATAATTTTAGAGGTGGTGCGAAATATGACGGAAAATTACAGCCGAAAAGTGTAGCAGGTGGAACGGTGCTTACCCCGACGACTTATGAAATTAAAGTTAGTTGACAAAATATTGGGCTTATGGTATAATCTAATTGAGGGGTTCAATATTTCTAACATTTACGGGTCAGCCGCGTTGAATCGTGCCGTAATGTCAAGCGCCGCGCTACGGCGCGGGAATATTCCCCTTATTTTAATGAGGTGATAGTATGTCAATGTTTTTTGATATCCGCAAATATTACAAAATGGGCTATCTTTATAATTTTTTTATCGGTGCGCGTGGGTGCGGCAAAACATTCTCGATCAAGGAGACAACAACAGACGATTTTTTAGCGACTGGCGAACAATTTGTGTATGCTAGGCGCTACGATAAGGAAATAGAAAATAAAAAACTACAATCATTTTATGATGATCTGTGGAAGGAGAAGAAAGACAAATATAAAGATGTTGAGTTTGAAATCAAGAATCAGACAGCATTTATAAACGGCATGCCTGCTGGCTATTTCAAGTGTGTTTCGCGCGGCATTGTAGATAAAGGCATAAACAGTTATACAGATGTAACAAAGATTTTTCTTGACGAATTTATTTTAGGCAAGTCGAATTATAGATATCTGCCGAACGAGCCGGAAATGTTTGAAGATTTGATTGAGAATGTAGCGCGCTTACGCGAAGTTCCGATCTATGCTTTTTCAAACAACGTTACACAGGTAAACCCGTATTTCCTATTTTATAATATCCGATTCACGCCGAATTCACCCCGAATCTATAAGCGTGGCGACATATACGCCGAGAACCTTAACATGAGCGAATACACAGCGTACAAGGCAAACACGCGGCGCGGTAAAGTATTGCAGGGCACACAATATTTTGATTACGCTTTTGAAAACAGCGCTCGAATGGATGACGCAACAAATATTAGGAGAAAACCGAACGGTTCAAGGCTTCTTGCGTCACTTACCATTTCGGGGGTTAAAATCGGCGTTTGGAAATCGCCGAATTACGGCGAATATACGTTATCTCCTGATTGCAAAGGAGCGACAATCAATTATGCCTTCGACTTCTCAGAAGTCGGAACGAATCAGCTTCTACTAAATTACAAATCAATCGTTATCAAGCGAATTCTTGATGCGTTTGCGGCAGGTCAGCTTTACTTTGAAAACCAGCATTGCAAAAACATTTTTCTAAAGATTGTGAAAAGATGATTGACTTCACAAAAGAATATGATGTATAATAAACATGAAAGGAAGGTGAACAGCATGACGGCAGATGTTGTGCAGACGATCATTCAAATTATCAACGGTTGCGGCTTTCCGATTGCCGCATGTGTTGGTATGGCGTGGTTTATCGTGTGGAACAAGAAGCAGGCGCAGGAAAACAAAAAGTATAACTATGAGAATCTGCGCGAAGCAATCGACAACAACACGAAGGTTATGCAGGAACTTTGTTCCCATCTCAAGGCGCAAAAATGATTGTGGGGAGAGATGCAGTTGAAACCGCTAGGGGCTATATCGGCACACCTTATGAAGAGATGGACTGTAACGCGCTGATTATAAATGTTATCCGGAACAGCCCAAACGGAAATAAGGCATATAGATGTCAGGGCACGAATTGGTTGTTTCAGAGCTTTTCCAACAGGGGCAAATATCAATACATTACAACCCGTGATAAAATCGCCGTTGACTATTCTAATTGCGGGATAGGCTCAATCGTTCTCAAATATAACGAAAAGAACGGCGATTGCTCACACTGCGGGATTTACGCGGGAAACGGTATTGTTATCCATTCCCCACATAAGGGAAAGACGGTTTGCGAAACAACCATTGCAAAAAGCGGTTTTAATTATGTTGCAACGTCGAAATTCATTGTGCCCGAATTCCCGAAAACGATCAATGATAAAGTAGACGTTTCGACAGGGCAAACAACCTATGACCGAGAAATTTTAAACAATTATATCGATCAGGTATATAAACTGCTCGATGAAATCAGAAGGGAGGTAAACGCGAATGGCAATGACTAAAGATGAGCTGAAAGCCGCGCTTGGTAAGCTTGTTGGGGAAAGCACTGACCCGGAAATTATTGCACAGGTAGATAGCATTATGGAAGGGTATGCAACAGACGACGTGCTAAACGGATTGCAGGCCGAACTCGATGCAGAACGGAAGCGTTTTAAAGAGCGCTTCTGGGGCGGCAGGGAGTCCGAGGAAGAAGGAAGCAATGGAAATCATGTTCCCGCCGTAGACCATGGAACGAGAACGAGCGACGAAATTATCGACGAATTTTTTAAGGGGGTTTAACAAATGGCTGATATCACTAATGTATTGAATGACATTCGCGCCCATGCTAGTCTTGACTATCAGAGGGCGATTCCGGTGGCGGTCAACGAAAATCTGGAAGAAATCGCTGATGCGGTTATGTCGTCCGTTCAGCTTCAGAACGATTATGTTGCGGCACTTGTTAATCGCATTTCCGCTTCGCGCTTCACGTCGCGGATGTTCAGAAATCCTTACCAGAAATTTATCAAGGGAACGAACCGTTTCGGTGACACCATCGAAGAAATCTATGTGAACATGGCAAATGCTCACGAATACAATCCGAGCATTGCCGAAAACGAGGTGTACAAGCGGGAAATTCCGGATATCAACGCCGTTTTCCATCGCCGCAATTCCAAAGTGTTTTACAAAAACACGATTCAATATGACGCGCTGTATGCTTCTTTCCTCAGTGACAATGGCATGCGTTCGCTTATTGGCCGAATCGTTGACGCGATGTACGGCGCGGCGAATCGTGACATTTTCTACTGTACCAAAAAGCTGATGAACGTCTACTCGCCGTACTATTATAAAGTGACGGTTCCTGCCGCGACTGCCGTGAACGCAGACCAGATTGTGACGACGATCAAGGGCATTTCCAACATGCTTGAATTCCCTTCCGATCTGTACAACCGTTTCGGCGTGGAGAACTTTACCGAGAAGCCGCGGCAGGTGCTTATTCTCAGAGCAGATGTCGCCGCCGTGCTGGATGTTAATTCTCTTGCGAAGGCGTTCAACCTGCAATATGCTGACTTCATCGCGGGAACATATGTAACGGTTGATACGTTCGGCGACGGTCTGGACAACATGCTGGGCTTGCTTGTTGACGACGAATTCTTCCAGATTTACACGAATCTGGAAAAGTTTACCGAGAACTATAACGGACAGGGCTTGTATTGGCAGTATTTCCTCCACCGCTGGATGACTTACAGCGTCAGCCCGTTCAGCAACGCCATTGCTTTTGTAACGGGCGAGCTTACCGCACCGACAGCTATCACGATCACTCCCGCCGCGCCGAACGTTCCGCAGGGAGGCAACCAGCAGTTTACCGCGACTGTTACGCCGAGCGCGGCACAGCAGAGTGTCCACTGGGAAATCAGCGGGCAGAAAAACGGTGGTACTTATATTACCGCAACCGGACTTCTCCATATCGACAGTGAAGAGAGCGCCGCAACGATCACTGTAACCGCAAAGTGTCCGAGCGCTCAGACGATCACCCAAACCGCAACTGTAACCGTCTCCTAATGAAAGGAGGTTTTCCCGCCGTTCCGCGTGGTGCGGCGGGAAATTCTGTTTATGTCTGAATATTACAATGAATTCAACGTGTTATATGATAATTTTGGGGATAAACAAAAAACAAATGCGCGCTATATATGGGGATATCTGGGTGCGTTAGGTTTTACATTAAATAGTGTTGCGGCCATGCTTGGAAACTGGCAAGCCGAAAGCAGATTGAACCCGAACGTTGTAGAAACGACAGCTAAAGATAGATGGGATGAATGGGGAAATTACGGATATGGACTAGCACAATGGACACCGTGGTATACTAGATTTAATGATCAAACAGGAAAATGGGAAGACCCTAAAACTTTTCATGGAAGTGTGAATGGAGAAACTTTTGGTTACTGGGCAGAACAAAAAGGCTATACGACAAATAAGCAAACTGGCGGCACAGTAGGCGAAATGAAACCACAGCTTGATTATATTTCTCTTGGCCTTGGTGGATGGAAAGTCGATAGCACATATTTCAAGATGACGTTCGACGAATTCAAAAAAAGCACGAAGAACGCGGGAGAGCTGGCGAAAGTATATTACCGTAATTATGAGCGATCAGAAGCGGCTAGTTATGGTAACAGGCCGTCAAACGCGCTGAAATGGTTTGAATATCTGGGAGGCGTTACACCACCTTCACCAACGCCGACAGCTAAAATATTAAAGGGAGGTAAAAATGTATGGCGTATATTGCACCTAATTCAACAATTTTGATTTGTCATGGAGTGCCGCTATCGTCTGATTATATTCACACAGTTGATTTTGAAAATTCGACGTTGCAAAGCGCATATTTTTTGACGAAAGCGAAATTCAAGCTTGAAAAATATAGTTATCAAAGGAAGAACGGCGTTCTGACGGTTGCACTCACGACTGAACAGCTATATGATTGCAATTATATTGCATACAAAAACACTTCGTTTGAAAATAAATGGTTCTATGCATTTATCTCGAACATTGAATATGTGTCGAATGATGTGACGAATATTTACTTTTCGGAAGATGTGCTTCAAACGTGGATGTTTGATTATGCACTAAACCCTTGCTTTGTGGTACGGGAACATACGCTTAATGATAAAATAGGTGCTAATATTGAACCGGAAGGTTTAGAGCTTGGCCCTTATGGTGTCGGAGATAGATATTTCTTTGACTGTGGTTCACAGGATGATCTATGTTTCATTATTGCGGCAGGCGTAATAGTGCGTTATAGCGTTGTTGATGGCCAAAGGGTTGAATATACAGTAGAAAAATCTGATGAAGGGCAGTATATCACAAGCGGGGCATATGTGTACAATGGCCTATTCTTAAATGTTATAAAGCCTGTTACATTATCAAATAATTATACTCACAAAGCAGCAGAAATTACGGCAGGCGCGATGGAAGCTATTGACAATGCGGGATATCATGATTCTATCGTGTCTGTAACAGCAGCGCCCTTAAAATTTATCAATAATTATGATAAAGAGGGAATGTCCACTTTTTCATGGAAAATTACGAAACCATACGCAAGCGTAAGCGGATATGTGCCGAAAAACAATAAACTATTCACATCCCCTTATATTTTCCTAAATGTTCAGAACGATGACGGCACAGAAGCAAACTATGAATACGAATTTTTTGAAATGGATAAAGCAACTTTTAGGTTGGACTATGCGCTACAAATAAATAGCGCGGTTCAGTTAAGAGCGGAAAGATATAAGGGTTCGCCATTTCAAGCACAACCGATTACAGTAACAAATTATCCTGTTTGTTCATACGCAACAGACACATTTAAAACATGGTATGCACAGAATCAAGTGCGTTATAAAACAAATCTTGTTAAAGCAGGTATCGAAGGTGCAATGTCGATTGCGGGCGCTATGTTAGGCCAAAATTACACAAATAAAAGAGGTGAACTCAATAGAGCATATGCAAAAAGGAGAAGAGAGGTTGCTAATATTGATATAAGTGAATCGTCAGCGATGGCAAATACAGCGTATACAGCCGCAAATGCCGCTACTAATATCGCTGAACTAGTGCTTGATAATATGGCAGAAGAACAAATTCATCAAATAAATAATATTACAGGTACATATTCTGGTGACGATGAAACAAATTGTACATTTGGCTATAAGGGCTTCACGGCTAACGCAATGTCTATTACAGCCGCATATGCACAAAGGATTGATATGTACTTTTCTATGTTTGGGTACAAAACAAATTATACAAAAGTACCTAATACTAAAGGCCGCTTTTCGTGGAACTATGTGAAAACCGTTGGTTGTGATGCTCAGGGTTCGATTCCACAATACGCCATTGAAGCGATCAATGCTATTTTTAATACAGGTATCACGATTTGGCACAATGCCGCGTGGGTGGGGGACTACACGCGCGACAACAGTATAACAGGAAATGGGTGATTATATGGCCGGAAAAGGTGTAAACGCCGCTCGGTTCAAAAACGGCGAAATGGCGAGAGAACTAACGCAAGATTTACATTGGTTTAACCTTCTGAATTCATTGTATTCGTCAGTGTTTAAATGGGAAAATTTGCCTATCACGATTGACGAATACTTTATGGAGACACAGCTAGCTGATTGCGGAAGCGTCTGTGCCTACTATGAAAAAGACGTTGGCATTGTCTGCTTACCGTCTCAGCCCGGAAATCAGTTGAATATCTACGGATATCCGTCTGAATATATCGTATGGGGCTTGAATGGCTACACAAATAACGTGCCGCTCACGCAATGCGCGCCGTGTTATGATAATGTACTTCATCAGCCTGCCGTGTTTGATCTAAAACTTTACGCGAAACGATTGAGCCAAATTGATATCAGCATTGATGTGAACTCAAAAAACCAGCGAACACCGTACATTTACGCATGTACTCAAGAACAGCTTCTCAGCGTGAAGAACCTTAACCAGCAGATAGCGCAAGGAAAACAGGCTGTATTTATCAACAAAAAAGGCATGGAAGATATCAATCTAAATGTCGTCCCCACTCCCGCGCCTTATGTTGCGGATAAACTCCAACAGCTAAAGCGCGATCTTCTTTCCGAAATCCTCAACTATATGGGCGTATTTTCTGGTGTGTCGATCAAGGCCGAGCGCGTGACAAGCGGCGAAAACGCGGCGAATGTTGGCTATATCCGCGTGGCTAGAAATTCGCGCTTTAACCAGAGGAAGCAATTCTGCGAAAAATTCAACAAAATGTTTGCTGATTATATTGACAACCCCGTAGACGTAAAGTATAGTGAAGAAGCGGTGGAAAGCATCGCGGCGGGTTTGTTACGACTGGGAGGTGAAGAACGTGTCGAATTACACGATATCCTTGCAGAGGATAGCGGAGAGTCTGACGGGACAGAGTGAACCGGCAGGATTCAATAAAATTGATGCAATCATAAATGAGTCAGCCCCACTCATTTTCGACTTTGATTTCCCGTTCTATTCCGATCTTGCGGAAGATAAGTTAGAGTTTGAAAAACAGTTTCTTCTACACTTTTACACGCGCGAAATTGGTGTTGAAACGTTCGGTTGGTGGAAAGTACGCCTTAAAAGCAAACTTATTGATGTAATGCCGAAATATAAACAGCTTTATGATATCGAACAGAAAAAATACAATATCTATGATACAGTAAGCATGGAAAAAACGGTTACATCTGCAAACAATACTACTGGAAAGGGAAGCAATAAGCAGACAAGCGAAAACAGCCGTCAAACAGACGATCTATACAGCGATACGCCACAGGGACAGCTTGAAAACGTGAAGGCGGGAAAGTATGTCTCCGAGTATCGTTATCTGGATGACAATAGCGCATCGACAGTGAACAATACGAACGAAAATAGCAGTACACATAATGGACAGCAGACGGAAAAATGGAGCGGAAAAGAATCTGGGCTTACATACAGTGAAATGAAGGTAAAGGAAAGGGAAGCTATCCTTAATATCAATCTCATGCTGATTGATGAATTTGAAGATTTGTTTATGGGGGTGTTTTAATGGCAGACCAGCATATCAAGCCGATTAAATTGTGTGTGAACATCACGATTCCGACAATCGATGATGATTCTATCAGCTTGTATGAAGCGGTAGGCATTCTTGCTAACAAAATGCAGGAAGCGATTAAAGAAATCAATGCCGCGCTTGAAACTGTGTCAGGCGCATATTCGGCTGACAACCCGCCGCCGTACCCGGTCAAGAGCGTAAACGGAATGACGGGAAATGTTGTGATTACCCTTCCTGACAACGTGTACACCACCGACAACCCGCCGCCGTATCCGGTTAAGAGCGTAAACCGCGCAGAAACTAAAGACGTTGTAACGGTTTTCGAGCCGGAAGGTGGCGGCATTGAAGATTTATCGCAAGCGGAACTGATTGCCGCTTGTAAAGCTGGCGCAAGGCTGGGCGCTTTTAATCAGGATGACGGCACGTGCAGGTTGTATCATTTCAATCTGTTTAGCAGTCCGGAACGCGTTGAATACTCAGAAATTGCAGGCGGTAGCGCAAGCGGCGTTGTGAGCGTAAACGACCAGACGGGCGCAGTCAATATTTTTGAAGCGCCGATCAACGCCGCGAAAGCTGAACAGATTAAACAACTCAGAGAGACGAACCCTTATAATTTGCTAGACAACAGTTATTTTATTGATCCTATCAATCAGGCAGGCTTTAATGAATATCACGGTTCAAGCGACCGTTATGCTATTGACCGTTGGCAAGCGACAACAGGCGCGACAACTTCTCAGGACAAAAACGGCTTGAAAATCATAACGGACAAAACAAGCTGGACATCGGGAGTTCAACAACCGATTGAGGCGAAACGTTTTGCAGACGTAATGACGCTTGCTGTGCGCGGCGTTTTCCCTGTGTCGTGCCGACTGTTTGTCTACATCGGAAACGGCACGGTGAACTTTGGCTTAGCGTATTTTGAGGGGGACGCGGCAGAAAGAACGCTTGTGCTAAAGATGACAAAGCCGGATGGACTGACCGGGGATGAAGTCGTGAATGTGTATATTTCGCCGGACATAGAAAAAACCGGAACGCCGTCTGTTGTCCGCTGGGCGGCGATCTATGAAGGCGAATATACGGCTGATACCCTGCCGCCTTATGTGCCAAAGGGCTATGCCGTTGAACTGTCCGAGTGCTTGCGTTATTACAGACGTGTGACTGGCAATAATGAATCATTTATCGGATATTGCGCAAATGGTATTTCTTATGCTATGATTCCTTTGCAAACTATGCGTATTCCCCCAACAGTTAATCCATCAGGCAAATTTCATTACACATTAGGAACTAAACAGGGTACAACCAGCGAAACAGCAACAGTTCACAAGGCAAACGCTAACAGAGTGATTGTAAAATGTGCGATCAGCGAAACAGGAATTTTAACGGGTTCAATCACGCCACAAGGCAATATTGATATTACCGCTGACCTGTAAGGAGGGATAGCATGTACAAGGTATTGGTGCAGACAGACAACACTGGGCGCGTGACGGCAATCAACAGCAACACATTTGTAAGCGGCGAAAGCTGGACACCGATTGATGAGGGCGAAGGAGACCGATACCACCACGCGCAGAACAACTATCTGCAAAAGCCGCTGATGGATGAGCGCGGCGTGTACCGCTATAAGCTTGTGGACGGAATGGTTACACAGCGCACACAGGCAGAAATGGACGCGGACTTTGATGCACAACCTGCACCGCCGCCGACAATCGAAGAGCGCGTGAATACGCTTGAATCTGCTAACGACGATCTAATTTTGATGATGGCTGACTTAATTGGAGGGCAAAAACAATGAAAACTTTGAACGCTTTGAAACTTCGCATTATGACCCGTGCTTTCAGAATTCGCATTGCAAACGGCGAAAATTTTGAAGATATCGCCGCAGATTACCCTGCACTGACGACCGACGACCTTAAAGCAATTCATGACGCGCTGAACCTTTCTTAATAGGTGGTATTATGAATAATTATATATCGCTATATGAAGCCGTCTACAAAATGCAGGAAAAAATAAACGAAATCGTTGACAGGGTAAACAATCTTGACCCGTCTGGAAGCTCGGATCATGTGAAAACCGTGAACGGATATAAGGGAGATGTCAAACTAACTGGCAACGATATACCATTTAATCAGGCAAAAAGCGTTAATAAACAGATAAGCGACAACTCGCGCGAAATTCAAACCGTAAAACAAAATATTGCCGATCTTGATCTTTCACATGTGCTTGCAGGGAGTAGCGCACAAATTCAACTGATGCAACAGAATTCTTTCAATTCTGTGACAGATGCACAATGGACAGCTTTCTATAATTCAGGCTTTCGCCTTGTGGGTATCGTTGACGCAGGGTACACTGAAATACAAGCGTTATACTTGCAGAGTACAAACGAACCGCATAAACCGATTCAATTAAAGGATGGCGGTGGAACGGTAACGGCAAAAATTCATCAGATTTACAGTACATCAAATAAACAAACTAATTGGTTGCCGGATGAAACAGATGATAACGCGTATATTTCCAGAATATCAGTAGAAGAAACAGACATTGACAAGGGAACAGAAATTATCCTTTATGTTGATAAAAAATCTTCGCCTGCAATATTGAAGTGGACGCGTAGACTGAAAGGGGAACAAAACTGGAAAGAAAGCGCTATCTATGACGCAAATAACCAGCCGCCTTACCCTGTTACAAGCGTAAACGGACAAACGGGAGCTGTTACGATTACGGCGGGCGGCAGTACAATCACAGCAAAAACCCTAACGCTTTCATATGATGACAGCTACGGCGGGTTTACTTTTCCAAGCAATAGCAGCGTAACCAAAGATAACATCTTGAATGTTATCATAACAAGCTTTATTGGAAGCGGAGCGCCTGCAAATTATACTTGTTCTATAATTATGCACGATGGGAACCCACACGTTCATATTTATGGATTTTATGTTGATAAATCAGTGCAGGAATGGGGTGCAAGCGGAAACACGATCACGGCTATTGTACAAATCAAATGAAAATGTCAGGGCGCAAGCCCTGACATTTTATAATTTCGTGATGTGAACATCTGTTACGCGCAAATCTGTATCAACATCACATGAAACAGAATAGCCCATAATTGATAGTGTCATATTTATTGCGTCCTTTTCTGTTTTTAATAACATTTGACGAACAAAAGACTGTTCTTTGATTATTTCTTTATACTTACTCAAAAGAATCATTTCCATTGTTTTAATGTTGGTCTTTTCGTATTCAGTCATTTTCATTCCCTCCTTTTCAGCACCCTGTGGCAACAACATGTTCTTCGTTGTCGTCGCTGTACAATACGACTTCTTCATCGCTATCCAGCGATTGAAGA